TACGACGACGCGGGCGGCGTTTATGCGAGCAGACTTTGGTGGCTGCTACGCTGGCTTGGCCACGATAACTGCCAGTTGCTCGATGGCGGATATCCGGCCTGGCAAGCGGCCGGATATCCGACCGAACCAGGGGACGTTGCCGTGCAGGCACAGCCCTTTATCGGTGAGCTTCAAGCGGATCTGACTGTGGAAGCAGACGATTTGCTGGCGGCGGACCTCGGTCGCGTTATTTTTGATGTACGCGGTCCGGCGCGGTATCAAGGCAAAGAAGAACCCATCGATCCGGTCGCCGGCCATATTCCGGGTGCGATCAACCTGCCATTTTCTGGCAACCTGGACCACAACAACCATTTCTTACCCCCCGAACAGTTGCAGCAACGCTACGCTGCGGTGGGCGACAATGCGGTCAGCTATTGCGGCTCCGGCGTCTCCGCCTGTCACAGTATCTTTACCATGGCGCTCGCGGGCCTGAAGCCGGCGCGTCTTTACCCAGGTTCATGGAGTGAGTGGATTACCGATCCTTCACGGCCGATAGCCCGCGCCATGGAGTAAAGATGGATTTGTTCTACCAGTGCCTGTTCACACTCGCCACAACGCGGCGTTGAATGTCAGCATGCCCTGGTCGTTGCTGCGATCGAACGAGCCTTTGGCCAACAGCGTATAATCCGCGACGGATCTTCGCCGTTTTACCGGTTTCCTCATGTCGCTCACGCCTCGCTCGGGCAGTTCATTGATTGCCCGGGGCACCCTGCTCTTGCTGCTGTCCGAACTCGTTTTCACGCTGCTCGGCGCGCTGGTCAAACATTTGGCGCCGCATTACAGCAATGCCCAAATCGTTTTTTTTCGCAATCTGTTCGCCTTGCTACTGTTACTGCCCTACTTATTCGCTCGCGGTAAATTCAGCTTCACTAGCGAAAATCTCTGGCGCGACAAGTTGCGCTTTCACCTGCTCCGGTCGACAACCGGCATCATCTCCATGTATCTGTACTTCTACTGCCTCGGCGTACTGCCACTAGGAGAAGTCACACTACTGGCGCAGACCGCACCCATCTGGATTCCGGTCATTGCCTATTTCTGGCTCGGTGATGAATTCAAAAAACGCTATCTATTTTCTGGATTGATTGGCCTTGCCGGCGTCGTGCTGGTTATCCGGCCGGATGCAGAAACGTTTTCACCCGCGTTTCTGCTCGGTTTGCTCGGTGCGATGCTCGCGGCCGGTTCCAAAGTGACCATCCGGAGAATGTCGGACAACGAAACTGCGCATATGATCGTGTTCTATTTCAGCTTGATTAGTACCGTCATTACCGCTGGTCCCGCCTTGCTGCAATGGCAACCGATCGTTGCCGGCGACTGGCCTGCTTTGCTTGGCCTGGGTGTCACCGCTGCGCTCGGCCAAATGTTGATGACCCGCGCCTTCATGCTGGCGCCACCCAGCCGCATCGGCGCCTGGGGCTACACCCAAGTGGTATTCGCCTTTGCGTTGGGTTGGCTGCTGTGGCGCGAGCCGATACATCCCCTCTCGTTGCTCGGTGCCCTGTTGATTGTGATTGCGGGCTTGACTGCAACCGGCATGATCCTGACGTGGTGGCGAAACTGGCGGCAAGAAAAAATCACCTGACTCAATGCGCTTGCAGTCGCCATTCTTTCACCGCACAATCGCACTCCGACGCAGGCCATGGTGGCCGCGTCCGGCCCTGAAACAAAAACAGGCAATGAAACGGAGACAGGCCATGAAACCACGCAACCGCCACGCCTGTGCGCCCATCCAACGACAAATTACCTAGAATCAAGTGTTTGTGTGATTTTTTCCGAATACTCCCCGCTAATTTGAACGGGGTTTTGCCCGCGTTTTACGGGGTTGTCCTGTTTGTTTTCGGAAACATAATCCGACGTTAACCCTTTATCGGGATTGCCATCTTGAGCGCGATTGCTTCGTCAATGCCCACGCTGGCTTCGCAGCAATCAAGCCGGAGCGCGTCGCAGCGTTGCTCGAACGTCGCCGCCAGCCCTAGTCCGCTTTCTATCGCCGCCGCCTGCATTTCAGCGATTGAAAGCGTGATTGACTTTTCGGGTGCGATGCAGTGGCCGCCCTCGCCGTCCGGCAACGCCCACCCGAGCGAATCACACGCGCTGCCGCTGACGTGAAGGAAGATGTTTTTTGCCCGAATGTCTGCCGGGTGGCCACTGTCGTCAACCCGAACGATCCGGGTTTTAATGTAGCGCCCCGCTCCGTCGGTAAAAACCTGATCACTAGCTGGCAACTCTGCCACGTCGAATCTTTGCCACATATCAGCCCCTATGGTTTTTGGTTTGCATTGTGCGTGAAAACGTATCGATCTGGCACTTCTCCGGCGGCATACGTGCCGTCGTCGATTGAGATATGCGCAACTGACCGAATGCCGACGTAATCAACACGCGCGACAAATTCCCAACGCATGACGCCGCGATCCAGCACCGCGACGCAGCAAGTCGCCACATTCGGCGCGAGCGTTGTTGAGCCGCTGCGCAGCGTGACGGGGGTGTCAATCGAGCACACAACCGCGCACCCGCTGACCGTTTCAATTCGCACGCATTCCTGATCGCTGACGCGGTTTGCTTTGCATTGGTACAACCCGAACTGTGAGCCGCTGTTGTAAAGCGCAATTACTGGATCACCTGGTGTCACCGTGCCGGCCTGTTTAACCGCGCTTGTCCACATATCGACCGCGACGCATTCATTTGGCGGCACGCCACCTCCGCCGCCATCGTTGACGGTTGTAATTTTGCCAATATAGGCGCGATCCGGAGCCGATGAAGTGTCGGTGAATGTCGTCGTCGTTGCGTATGTGACGCTGGTACCGTCGCCGTTTGGGTCGACCATATAGACATAGTACGCAGTGCCGAACGTTTTTCCGGTTAACGCGCCGGACGGGTACGAATACGAACCGTAGTTATAATATGCCGTCCACGCAGCGATATTGATCGTCGCCGTTGTTCCCGCGTCAACGCTTGTGACCGTGGTGTAACTCGATTTTGTGACTTGATTCAGGTACGAATCACAAGCACGCATCAGCCGCGAATCATTCGCGCGACCGCTGTTGTTGACTCGCTGAACGATAGTTTCCATCGGTGTGCTATCGCCGCTGTTTCGCGACAAATGCGACCCCCAGCGTCTGGTTGAGCGCGTGAAGTTTGAGCCGGGTAGCGTTTCGGTTTCAGTCGCCGTGATTGTCCCGAATGAAGTTGCGAACGTCACGGTCCAGCCCGTCGCCCATTGCGCTTTCGCAAAGTTGCTATATCCGGCTTGAAAACTTCGGACACGAATTTGCGGGTATTGCCACACGGTTGTCGTCTCGCCGATCCAAATGCAACATTTCGTACCATCGTGACCGAAGCGAACCGGCCACTCTGTTATATCCTCGCCAATAATTCTGGCCGTTGCGTTGATCCAATTTGAACCCGCTTCATAGTTATATCCGCCAACATGGACCAAGATCGATTTCCTGGCACCGTACTCGTAAATGTCAACCACGAATTTTAGCATCGTGTTGGTCCACGATTGCGGCAACGTTATTTTGATCGCACCAGTGACTGCGCCTCCCCCGGTATAAGCGCCGCCGACAGGGTTTAGAACAGTCAGCCCCGCCCCGGTGTGCGTGTTGCTCATCACGTCTGAATCGGTCAGCGATGCGCCCGCCTCATCCAGCATGTTGACGCCCAACCGTGCGCCTAGTGTCGCGTTAGTGTCGCCGCTGAACAACTCAGTCGGGCGGCCCAGCGAATCCAACGGCACTTCTTCGATCTTGATGTAATCGAGGTGCATGCCACCAGTAGCATTGTCATAATTGGCAATGAACATCGGCCGAACCGACCGCACGTTGGTATGCAGAGCACCGGGTGACGCCCAGATGGGTGATGCCCCGCCACCACTGGCAGCGAAGCCTTTGAAATAGCCGACAAACTCCGTATAGGCTGCGCCAGGCACCGCGGCCGCCGCGCCAAAATAATGCTGGCTGCTCCGGCTGGCGGCGCCAGTGATGTTGACTCGGGTCACGCCATCGGCGGCGATACCCTCAACGCCCAGATAAAACGTGCCGCTGCCGGCCGTTCGCCTGACCCGTGCGCGGATGCGATACAGCACGCCATTCTGAATCGGGATCAGTGCCTGGTGCGTGCGCCAGACTTCATCGTTATCGGTGTTGTTGCCAATAAACAGGCACTTGCCACCGGTGGTCATCTCGCTATCGGTACCGATAGATAGCTCGCCGCTGTCGTTGCCGGCGTACGCTTCCCACTGGGCAATGCTGTTGGGGTCACTGAACGTCTCTGAAAACAACACCCCGTCGGTCCGGGTTTCAACGATGGCGGCGCTCCGTGCGTCAACTGCGTAGAGACTGGTCGGCGCGGCGATAATCCACGCCGATCCGTTGTGACGGTAGGCGCGTTGACCGTCGGTGGTGTCGTACCAGAGATCGCCTGTCGCCAGATTGCGCTTGCCGACTGCCAGCGCGTCTGCATTGACCGGCATCGTGTTTTGTTGGAAAACCAGCGCGCCGCTAGTCGGATCGATCAGTGAATAATCTGGATATGGGTTTTTTGATTCAGGGACATAGCCCCACTCAAACGCCGCTCCGGCCATGTCTTCGGCCTGCATTCCTTCGTAGTATGATCGCCACGCGGGTTTGCCGCTGCTCTGATATTTGATCACCGCCGCTGTCGGTCGAACACCTTGCAAAACGCAAGCGCCCCGGTTCGCAATGATCCGACCCTCAAATATCGGTATGACTCCCGGTTTGCCGTCGAACATAACCAAAATCGCACCGGGACACCCCCCCGCGCCTGAGCCAGACCAAACAACCGCGGACCCCATTTGGCCGGGCGATCCGTCGTTGCCGCTTGTGTCAATGTACCCGCCCGCGCCGAACACAAGCCCGCGCGCGACGACACCAAAGCCCGCGCCGGCATTACCTGCCAAACCGCCGCTCACCGTGTTTAACGCGTTGCCCGTTACCTTATGTTTACCCGCGCCCCCGGTCGTGCCTTTGGTGCCGTTGAGCGCAACCGGGACGCCAGTCAGCACGCCGGCATCATTGCCGATGTTTAACGCGGGAACTTTTGACGTTTGGCCCTTCGTCAGAACCGATCGCGTGCTTATCACTTTTCGCGATCCATGCGATAGATACCAGTAAACTTCCCCGGTCGATTCGGCGTCGCCAAAATATGCAGCGCCGGTAGCCCCGGATCGGCCCTTGCCATCGATCAACGCGTTGATCGTCAACGTGCCACGCACACGCAAAAAAACGGACCCGTTGATCGTCACGTTGTGATTTATCGTCAGATCGCCAGCAAAATAATACGTGCCCGCTGAAACGTTTGCCGTTGCGGTGCTAATTCCGCCGGACGTTGCTTGCGGCCACGCCGTCGCACCGGCCGGATACCAACCGTCGGGCAGTACGGCGGTCGAAATGTAGGATATTGGCGACGCCTTGCGCGAACTACCGAAAAGTTGCACCGTTGTCGACTGCGTTTTCAAATTAACGCTGATATTCTGGACTTCCATTGATCGATCAAGGCGACGTAACGTTCCGTTAGGCGTCCGCACATTGGCCAACTTAACCCGCACGATGTCGCCAACTTCGATGGCGTTTTTACTGGGTAAAAGTTTAAGAGTGATTTTTTCAGGGGGTCCAGAATGCCGGTCCCGCAAAGCGTTAAATGCTGAACGGATCGTGTTTTCCGTGTGCCGGCCGGCGTGCAAGCCTTTAAAACTCAATTCGGTCAGTTTAGCGGTTCCGTGTATTTCGATAGACGCCGTATCGGTCAACTTATGGACCCGGTAAAATTGCTTGGCTTCCGGAAGTTCGAGCCACGCCCAATTTATAGCGAAAGAATTCACCAAGCCATCTAGGTCGTGCGTCAAACCGCCCGCGTCCAAAACGTTGGTTTCGTCCAGCGCGTCGACATAAGACGCCGAAGACACTACCCCGGCCATCCGCTTTAAACCAATCTGACCGGTCGCGCGAATTAGTTGGGTAACCCCGGCCAATAGACAAAGTTCTTTTTCGACGAATTGCTTGCCGTCGGTCTTGACGTTGTTGTCGAATCGGACAACGAAGCCGGTATCGTCCGTTGACAAATACAAGTCGGTCAAATCTTCCCGCCCGACGCCGGGCGTACTGACAAAGGCATCCAGGTCAACATACGCCGGGTCGATCCCGAGTTGCCACCCTGGCGGCAATTCGTCTTTGTAGGTTCCGCTTGACGCGTCCAGCGTGTGTGGCTGGCCGATCAGCTTGCCGGTTAAAATCGCGTATATTGCCTTTAAAACTGGCAATTCTAAATACGCCACTTCCTCGACTTCTGGCCCGTTGTCAGGCGACGCCGATCCATCAATTGAATGCGCCGCGATCTTGGTGCCAAAAAGCCCCCGATAAACACCGGTAAACGTCGTTGCCGTTTTTTCTGTCGCCGCACAAATTTCCCACCCGTTTTGATACCGAATTTTGAAAATATACAAACCACGCGGGGCCACAAGCGAACCAACTGGCATCGTGAAAGACTGTAAAGAATAGCTAGGGCCGTGCCAATTTGGTTTGAAACCGCTGGTATCGTAAACAGAGATCGACGCGGTAATCGCTTCGCCGTTACCGTCCTTTGCAATTAGGCCAACCGCGCCGGAAAGCCGAGTTTTTGCTAAGACGAAAATGTCTTTTCGTTGTTCACGCTGCCGATCCTGGCACTGGAATTTGTATTTCCCAGCGTCATAAGAATACGCCTTCGCGATCTGCTGGGTCTGTTCCAACCGGTAATCAGCCCACGCAAGGTTTCGAAACCCTGAAAAAACTTTGACGTCTTTACCCCGCAGACCAAACCCCGCGTTTTGCTTGTTTTGAATTAAAGTTGTGATTGTTTCGTCTTGGTCGACCAGTTCGAAGGATACCGCCCCGATTTCCGAGCGCCCTTCCAAGGGGTTTATTTTTTGGGTGATGCTTGACGCGTCTTCGATTACGCCAGGATAGACCGTAGCCCCCGCGATGAGGATGTCTGAATGCGACGTGAAATAAACCAAATCAGGGGCACCCGGCGTTCCAAAATTAAGCGAAATAACCATACGAAGTTCGCGAACGTCTTCGCTATTCGCCGCGACATAGTTCGCTGTTGCATCCGTCCGCATCGCTCACACTCCCGCTAGGTTGACCATGATTGAAGGTCGGCATTCGACCAAGCAGAGGGGGCGATAACGATGCGAGCAAGGTATCGGCCGCTTTGTGTCGTGTCGTTGTACGCAGACCCGATATTGATTTTGTTCGGGGTGATCGGCATCGCGCCGACAGCATCGGTCAGCACCGACGCGCCGTTTACCGAAACCGCGAAATCATTTGATTTATACCGGGCCGCGTATTTATACCGCCCGGGAAGGGTTACCGTTGCCGCCTGTGAAAAAGCAGTAACCCCCGCGGAGTCCGCTCTCGCGTTCGCGGATAACGTCGAATGCAACAAGGCTGCATAATTCGTCGCGGTGCCGTCCGAAACGGCCAGCGCCCACGTTCCTGGTTGTGACGCGGATTCTACCGAATACAGGTCTGCGGCCAAAGTATATTCGCTGGTTCGAAACCAGTAGGGCAAGACCGAACATTTCAGCACGTCCGCGCCCGTCGTAACCGCGACGGTCGTCGTTACAATAGGCGGCGAGAGATAAGACGCTGTACCGGCCGTTGTTTGTAGCTGGACGTGATGGACGAATCCAAACCCCGTTGTCGTCACGACCCCGGCGGGATAGACATTCACTGTACGCGAATTTCCGTTCGTTCCGGTGCCTGTAACGGCCACCAACCAAACCGGGCCGCCGTTCGGGCCCGTGTTCAGTAATTTATATCCGCGAACCGTGCCTGCACCATCGGTCAGAGTGACAACGCCGGTTGAAAAGGTCAGCGACGCCTGGGTGACCGCTGCGCTACTTGTCGAGTTCCACAAAATGACGACGGCAACGTCGGTGTCCCCCTTTTCTACAATCGCGTATGCTGTGGCTGGATTTGTGTCGAAGGTTCCGAGCGATTGCCGAATATGGCCGCTTGATGTCGTGCAAGTGATTTTTCTGGCGATTCCGCCTTCGATAACGGACCCGGTTGCTGCGTTTTTTGTTACGCCCGAAACGACCCAGGCCGCGTTGGAAATATCAGACGAATAAAGCAAAACGTTATTGACTGGCGAACCGATCCAAGGGCCAAGTTCCCGTTGGTTTACAGCGTCCCACTGTGAAATCAACACGTCTGGGCCAAACGAATGGAAAATCCCGTCGTCGCGAAGTGCGTACCGGTCGCCCGTTCGCGTGTACGTAAACCCCGGAAGGACGTCCGGGTTTGTTGACAGATTGATCCCGGCCGTCAACAAGGCCAAATCAAAATCGAAATAATAGTCTTCGCCAAATAGCAAATTCGACGATTGTTCGATCTCTCGAAACCGAAACACGAACGAAAAGAACCCCGACCGGGAAATCCGCTTCCATTTGACCGAGTCGTCCAACAATTCACAATCAAGCGGACGGATCGCAGTTCCGACGGTCGTCGCGTCCCGGTCATATTGGAACGACGACCCGTCCGCTACGCTAGCAAGAAAACACCCGAACGCGGCAGCTTGGGACCCCGAAAGAAACCCGGTCGTTACGTCCCAGGTTTGGCGACGATGATATACGACGGTTTCGCGGGCCCCCGAAATTGATATAGATTCATCACCGATAAGATCGATTTGGCCGTCATAATCTTTCCGGGCAAAAGAGAGTGAATAGCTTTGGCCGTACATGAACCCCGCCGGAAGTGCGGCCTTCGCTGTGAACGTGACAACAGACATTCAACCCCCTAAAAATGAAAAACCCCGCTGAAGCGGGGTTCCTGCTACTCGTTGAGGTGTTAAGTACAAACCGTATAAGTTCGGCCATTGACCGATGGAAACGAACACGTTCGTCCCGGCAGGACAGGGACGTCAATCATTTCGGAATTACATTCGGCCTTCTTCAGCTTTGCGAAGAGCCCTTTCCGCCAAAGTCGGCACCCCGCCTCGCCCATTTCTTGACATCGAAAATTAAGGGCCTTGTGTTCCTCGCCGGAGCGCCAACAAGTCCATTGCGGAACTTGTCGGGTCATACACCCGGATAAGAACACAAGGAGAATTAAAATCAGAACTTTCACGACGCGCCCCTTATCGGTTGCCAGCCAATTCGGCCCCTTGCCGAGTCGTTGAGCGTATCACAACCACGTCGCGGTCGAAAAGCTCTCCGAGAACGGGGGCGATCTCTTCCCTGAGCACGGTCCTGAATTGTGAAGTCAATTCGGACGTCGACGCAACCCCGCCGTTTATTGTGCCGATTTCGACAGTAATCGTCGACCCACCCCCCGCATTAAGGGTTTGGGAGTTCGTGACTTGCTGCGGAGCTTGGGAAGGTAGCGGAGCATCGGACGCCCCAACCGATGGCGACGCGCCGCCCCCGGGGCTGCCCCCGCCACCACTGGATCCGAACGACGTGTTTTTAATCCGCTGTACGTTCTGCAATTGCGCTAAAACCGCGACCGCCGCGAAAGCCGCGCCAACATATGGGCCCCCGATCTTCGCCCCGTACGCATAGGCATCGGACCCCGCTTCATAAGTTTTAACCAGCGCGTTCGCGACTGCCGCCGCTTTGCCGATTTCGAACAGTTTTCGCGACCGCGAAGACATCAACCCCTCAAGCTGACCGAGCATGAATTTCGCCGCACTCAATTTCATTTGAGTTTCGGCGTCGTCAAGGGCTTTTCGCTTGTCGACAAATTCGGCCTGGATACCAGTCAACCGGGCTTCGTGTTCGCGTTTCTGATTTTCCTTGTCCGCATCGAATAACGCCCTTAGTTCTGCTTCCTGTTCTTCAAAACCGACGACCTGTTCCATCGCGGCTTCGAATTCTTCTTCTCTTCTGGCGGTTTGGTCTTCAAACGCTGCGGCGGCTTCGTCGTTTTGTAACGCGAACAGGTCGCGAAGGCCCGCGCGCGCGGTTTCAAAATTCGCCTCCGCCGGTCCGTCCAGGCTTGTACCGTCTTCTATCGCAGTGCGGGCTTCCCGCTGCAAACCGGAATTGACCGCCGCGTCGGCCGCGTGGGAGACGTCAGCCCCTGATTCTCGAAAGCCTTTCACCGCCTCCGACGCGTTTGCTGCGTCTTCGCGGTCCCTTTCCGCTTGGGTTAGAGCGTTAACAGCGTCCGCCGCGGCGAGCAACGCGGAGCCGTAAGCTTTGACCGCTGTCTTTTGTTCGTTGGTAGCGTTCGCGCCAAGCCGCGCGACCTCTTCCTGAATCGCTATTTCAGCGGAATAGCGCCGCGCGAATTCCTCGGTCTTACCGAAGGTGGCCGCTTGTTCGTTCAGCGAAGCGATCATCTTTTCAAACGGATTGGTCGCAAGGGTGACAACGGCGCCGCCAGTTTCTTCGGTGATGTCTTTCAACGCGAGTAGCCGATCGAACGTCAAAACGGCTTGTTTCCCGAATTCCCCCATCGCGGTTTTTGCGCCATCCAACTGGGTTTGAAGCTGGTCCAATTGGCGAAGGTAGGTCCGTTCGATTGCTTCGCTTCGCTCGCCGCCAATTTTCTGGGCGTCAGTCAGTTGCTTGAATTTGTCTGCAATCTGCTTTTCCAGTTTTCCGACCAGCGCCAGTTGTTCGGCTTGCCCGCGCGTGAACCGGTCCATGTCCGCCCGCGCTTGCTCTTCGGCCAACAACGCAACGGACGCGCGATAATTATCGGTTTCCTGCTTGAGCTTCTTAGTCGCTTCCTCGCTTTCATCTGCCTGCGTGATGAAATAGGTCAGCGCGGTAGCCGCTGCGATAATGCCGACAGGGCCGGCCAGGAAGGCCAAAGACGCCGACAGGGCCCGACTTGCCAACGCGGCGTTGGTGAAGCCCGCCGCCGCGCCTTGAGATACCCCAGCCAGAGTGATCAGAACGTTCCGGGTCGTAAGACCAGCAACATTGGTCGCGACGAATGCCGCAGCCGCCGAATACGCCGAAACCGCCAGGCGGGTGGTGAAGACAGACCCCGCAAACACGGCAGCGGTGCCGAGAGTGTCGAGGGTTTCGCTTACCCGCTCACTATCGGCCGCGAATTCCTCAAACGCGGTGCCGGCTTCCCGGACCAAACCGGACAGCGCTTTGGTGGCGCCTAGCTTCTGGTCAAGATCAGAGAACGCAGCGCCGAGGGAGTTTTTGAAGGACTGACTTGCCCGAGATAGCGAATCGGGCATGGATTCGAATTGCTCGGCAACATCTTCGGATTGGGACAACAGGATTTCGAATACGTCTTTCGAAAGGACTTTGCCTTCGTTGACCGCTTTTCGCACTTCGGCGACGGTTGAACCGAACCCTTTCGCGATTTTGTCCGCAACGGCCGGGAGATTTTCAAGAATGGAATTAAATTCTTCCGCCCGAACAACGCCAGACCCCAGCGCCTGAGAGAATTGCATTAGGCCCGCGGACATAGCGGTAGTCGACGCGCCAGAAATAACGCCTAGCTGCTGAACGGTTTGAACAAGCCGGAGAATGTCGTTGTTGCTGGCACCAAGGCTTTCGGCGGCGAACCCGAGCCGTTGGAACACGTCGACAGTGTCAGAAAACGCTGACCCGGTCCGTTGCGCGATCGCAAACAAACCTTCGTTGACCCTGGCGAAATCGCCAGTTGCGGCCGTTGCCTGTTTGACCCGCTGTTCAAGGCCCGAATACCGGTCGGCCAAATCCAACGCGGAACGGACCGCGACAACGCTCGCCACACCGGCCAAGGTTGTGCCGAGTGTCGCAGCAAGCCCGTTCAAACTCTTGAATTTGGCTTCGGTTTTGGTGGCTGCGGAATCGAGGGCGTTAAGGCTAGAAACAGCTTGTTTCGCGCCAGTCTCTGCACCTTTGGCATTGACGACTACGTCAATCCCGATCCGTTCGGTCATCTGCCGCCCTTTCTACTTGCCAGTTTAGGAAAGCGTCGTCCATTGCATCGACGACACCCAAGAAAAAATCCGGGTCCAACCCAGGGGAAACAGACAGCAACGCCGCGATTTCCACCATCGGAATCGGCTTGCCTTCCACGCGGCGGCGTGACAACCGGAAAAACGCACGGACATACCAGTTCAGATATTCCGGCAATTCCGGCCGTTCTCGAAGCGCCGCGGGCTTTTTTCCGGTATCGTCCCAAATGTCAAAATAAAATTTCAGATCGACCGCGCCGCCGGCCCCGTACCGGTGAACCCACCGCAGCGAGTTGGCGACGTAATCGGCTAACGCTTTTTTTCGCTTTCATGCGCCGCCAACCGAAAGTTGGCCACTCTCTTTGATTCGGTGTCAACCAATTCGAAGAATCGTTCAAGGCGAGGATCGGCTAGGACTTCGGCCGCCTTCGCTTTGGAGTAGACAAGCGGATCGCCGTCGAGGTCAGAAAGATTTTCCCATCCGATTAAAATCGTCTCGGAATAAGCTTCTGCCGCGATCTGTTGCAGTTGTTCAGGTGTCGGCGCTTCATCACCAACCAAGCGGGCGCGCGACTTGCGGAACGCTTCAAAAAATGCGGGGGTTCCATGCGCGGCGACAGTGATCGACGAATTACCTGCCAGCTTTATTTTGACGCCGTCCCGCTTTTTGTTCAGGTCGTCGGCAAACGTGAGAATTGAAAACATCGTTTTCACCTTTGGCGAAAGCAAAAAGAAATCCGGCGAGCTTAGCCCGCCGGGGTTGACCAGACTTAGGTTAGATCGCGGGTGATCCGGATACATTGTCCGACGCCACCGGTATCAATCAGCGCGGTTGCGGCTAGGGGGAGCAATATCCCCGCACCTTTTTGAGCGCCCGCCGGGGCGCCACCGGAAAATGACACTTTCGGCAATTCAAATTTGTATGATTTTGTCCCGCTGTTGGCGGTCCATTCGATGGCTTTTGTCGTGTTGCCCAAAACCCAATCCAACGCGACGGCTGAATCGAAATAGGTTTCTAGCGCGGCGGTAACTTTGAAATTCCCCGCTGCTACTCCGGACGGGGCGTCAGCGTCAACAACATAGTCTGGCGACACTTCCTGTTCAACAGTCAGTTGAATTGACCGAACCCGGATCCCAACCGTTGCCGCAGCGACGCCGTCGAATTTTAATGCCGTGATGCCCGCCCCGGTTCTCATAACCGCGTTGGTGTTTGCGGCCGTGACCGTGCCGGTACCGACTAGCGACGCCGCGGAAGAAACTGCCGACGCGCCAGTAAAACCGCAGATGCCGGTGATTTTTGTCCGAGGCTGAAAATCCAACGACAAGGCATTCGGTACCATGCCTTTAAAAGCCAAATACCGGGCAATATCGGAATAGTATTTTTCAATCGTGAACGACCGAAAAGTAGAACCCGGGACCAGGATGTCCGTCGACCAAGTACCCCCCAAAAGGGCTTGCATGACATCATCCATATTGCCGACAGATAGTTCAAAACCATACCCTCCGGATACGTTTTGACCGACCGAAATCAAGTCGGAAACCCCCCGGGTGACTCCGGCAATTTCTTCCGATTGTTCGATAACCGGCTCGAACGTCAGGTCATCGCCGGTAATCCGCTGGCCCTTCCAAAGTACAGAATTGATCGGGGTCGTTCCGTACGTCGATTCCGCCAAAATGTGGATTTGTAAACTATCGCCTTGAGCTTGCGGCATGATCTAATCCTCAAAAAGTGAAATCGCCTTCGAATGGGACGGATACGTTCACTTGATACCAACCGTCGTGTTCGCCTTGCGGAAGCCGCGTCGGGGTGCCGGTGTGAAGGTTGCCGATTTGCTTTTCGCGAAAGACCGCCGACACCGTGTCGACAATGCCATCCGCTGCTGTTGCGCCGTTCCCTTTGGGCACGAACACTTGAACAACGACGAACCCGGCGACGTTGTACGTCGACTGGTCCCCGAGTTCGTTTCTTTCCTCTTCGGTCGACTGCACAGTCAGCCGAACCCACGGCGCCCCGCTCGGACGGTCACCAGAATCGTTTTCGTAAAGGGTAGCCGCGGCAGTAAATTGGCCCGCAAAATGCGCTTCGATGCTTTTTCGAACGGTTTGGAAGCTCATTTGTATTTCTTCGCCACTTCCGCAACGGACAGTTTCACAAACCCAATCGGAACTTGGCTGGAATGTCCGTTTTCCAACTTCTCGATATAGGGGAGATTGTTCGACAGATACAACACCGGAAACTTGGAATCGATCGCCATCGACGCCGGGTCTGTATCGCGCGACTCTCCGACTTCCAATGTTCGCCGGTCGGGGTTCTCTGCCGCCGGGAGCCAGTTTCCACGGGCGCGGCCTGTATCGACAGGTGTCCGCTTTACGACACGTCGGTCGATATCCAACAACACTTTTCGCGCCGTTTGCGGAACCAGAGTGAAAATCCCCGCGGTGATTTTCTTGATCTGGTCCTTCCGTCCGGCCATCACTTTGCTCGCAGTTGCAGAGTTACTACCGCGCCGACCGCGTCTTTCATAACTCGAATAATCCCGTATTCAACCCCGTTTACACCGGCTTGGTCCGCCAGGTCTGGCAGTGTTGAAAAATCCGCGCCCAGGAAAAGACACTTCAAATCGCCTTCCCGAACGGTGTTCGCGTTGACTGCGGTCACCTTCCAATCGGAAACCCGTCCGGAAGCCTTGAACGTTGTTTCTGTGGTGTCCCGGGTGCCAGTTTCCGGGTTATAAACTCCCGGAACCCGACGCTTGAAAGTGACCAGAGTTTCAACACCCTCGGTCGCTTTGAACGCGCTTGCTGCCGCGTTTTTGAAGGCTTGCGCCAAACTCATACCCGCACCAGCGAGAACGACGAAGACGTCGAACTGCTCAGGTAATGCCGGAGCGGTTGACGAACGGCCTCGGGAATCATCGACGGTTCCGTTATCGGGTCCGCCTCGATTTCTAAGTCGCCAAGCTTCACCCGGCGAAGACCTTCGGGTCCGGATTTCTTCGTTCGGTCCCCTTCCAAAAGCAAGAAAGCGAGTTCGGACGCCGCTTCCTTCACGGCGTCCGGAATCGCTTGAGCAGACACGACGCGACCGTCTGGATCCAGCAAACCGGATCGCGGCCAGGGTAATTTCTGATCGGTCGAAACAACCGAACCCCGAAAAGACAAACCGGAAAGCATGCGCGTCGCCCAAATCAGGGTGCGCTCTTTCGCGGTGTTTCCAGTTGAAACCCAAATGTCGTTATGCAAGCGAGCGGCGTGATACGCCTCTGCCTCTGCGAGCGTAACGAACGAATTTGCGGTCGCGCCGCCGACAGTCGCGTCAATCACGGTCAGTAATCTTCGCCGTCGGCTTTATCTTTCGATTCGGTTTCGTCGGTTTCGTCGGTTTCGTCGGTTTCTTCCGTCGAATCGGTTTCATCGACCCTCGATTGGGTTTCAGCTTTTTCGCGTGCTTTGCGTTCGGCCTTGGTTTCCGGTTTCTGCGCTTTTGCCGGGGCCTCTGTCTCGACTTTTTCTTGACGCTCTCGCGCCATTCGGAAAGCTGCTGCGCCCATCTGGTCACCCCTTTTCAGTGAAAACAAAAACGGGGTCGAAGCCCCGTTTTCATTCGACCGCCGATTAAGCGATCTTGTGTTTGAACTGCACAATCCGGATATTCTTCGGATCGTACACCCGAGTCCAGTTGCCGATGGTGGCGGCTTCGGCGTTCGTCGGCGAGGAACCCGCCATCGTGCCGCCCTGCCATTTCACACCGCGCGGGTGCATGGTGAACACTTGCCGGTTAATCAAAATATCGTCACCGGCCAGCGAATCGCGGTCGGTCTCGGTCGGGACTTTGGCGCTACCAAAATTCAGGCCGATAGCCCCTTGGCCGAACAGGTAGGTCGTGTATGTACCGCTAGAAACCGGGCATTCGTCATCGACGAAAACCCGCTTGCCCAGGTAGAAGGGGACTTCGACGCTCTTGTCGGTCGTTTTTTCATAGGTGATTAGATCCAGTTTTGCCAACTTAGCTTCGGTCGCGGAATGCATCAAAACGCCCGAAATTTTGGACTTGCTATCACCAAGTTTTTGAGTTGCATCGACAAAAGCCGAGCCGCTGATGATTTCCGCGCCGCCGGTCAGCCCCGAAATGTCCAAGACGTTGGCTGTCATGTTTGCGGTACCCATCGCGCCGGACAACACGTTGATCAAGGCCGTTTGGAATTTGCGGTCCCAGAAGCCCAAAACCAAATCGGCAACGGCGCGCATCGGGTCCGATCCAGCCAGATCGGCAGCGAGGTCATTGACCGACCAAGCTTTGCCGCGACGAAACACAATTGCCACGTCGGCTAACGCCGAAATTTTGCCCGGGACCAGAGCGACCGAGTCGGACAGCAAGTCATCGCTGCCGGCCAAGTCTTGGAAAAACGGCATGTTAACCGTTTGGCCGCCCTCCCCGACCTGGACGCCACCAACGGTGGACGCGATGCCGCAAGCCAGAATGGCAATTTTGTTCGGGGCGTTTTCAATCATGTACTTGTTGAAAATTGAGGGGACAATAATGTCAGCAATTTGAGTCTTGGCCATTTTAGGCGCTCCATAAAGGGTTGGGGTTTTCTACGTCCCGGCCCTTTAGGCCTTGGGAGCGGCCGCCGCTTCGAGTTGCGCAGCGAGTTGCGGACTTGTCTTCAACATTTCCGCTTGTTTGGTCAGGTTCAGGGTTTCTTTGGCCCAGGGGTTGACGACACCCGCGTTCGAATTCCGGCCGCCGTTTCCGCCGCCGCCGCCGTTGTCGGCAGCCTTCACGAAAACCCGACCCTTGTCCGATTTAGACCATTCTTGCATAAATTCACTGACCGGCTTGTCACTAAGTTGACAACCATCCGGGCCGACTTTGATTTGCCCCGCGAACAGGGCCGACACGGCTTCGCGCAGTTCGGGCAAAACGCCAATAGCGTCAAGCGCCTTGTTCAACTCGACTTCGGTTCGGAACTTCGTCGCGCCACCGGTAGCGTCGTCCCGTTCCTTGTTCGATTTTGCCAGCTCGCGTTCCAGACGTTTGATCTGCGCTTCAAGCTCCGGATTCTTGCCAACGCCCTTGTCTTCAGCTTCGGTCTTGAACTGTTCGAGCTCCGTAACCTGAGCTTTCAACGTGTCGCGTTCGGTTTGCAAGGTCTTGTTTTTGCCCAACAGTTCGTCGCGTTTAGCGACCAATCCGGTGACGTGCTCTGCGACTGCGGCGGTAACCGATGCTTTCGGGTCTTTTTTGAAGGCTTCGCTATCAAAATCAAATTGGAACGACATAATTTCACCCCTTGGGTTTCAGGCAATAAAAAAACCCGGCATTGCCGGGTTCAGTTAACAACAGACAAGAACCGCCATCGGTCCTGCCCGTCGCGTTCAGCGATCAAGCCGATTTCCTTCCGGAGACCGACCCGACCGGCGATCAAGCAAAATTTGCAAAAGACGGCCCCCGTCTTGTAGCCACGCCGCAAGTCAATGCCGCCCGCGGGCTGTTGCTCCGCTTCGTATTCAACCAAAAAACGGGAGCCCCTTTGCCCCGGAGGGCAAAGCGGACATTTGAAGAGAACCAAATTCTCAGGCTTTGCCAATTTCGCGAACCAATGACAGCAAAGCCTGTGCGTCGGCTATCTCGCTGGACTTGACGTCGTCCGGCCAATCCGTGCCGCGAATTTCTTCGATCCATGCCAGGATCTCCGCTTCGGTAGAGAACGCGGAAACCGGTGGATCGACTAACACTTCTTTCGTCATGGCTGATTCCAACTAGATATCCATTTGGCTTTATCGGTCAGGTCGGCCATTAGCGAGACCCATTCCGGCCGTTTCGTGTATTCCGCTACCGCGACCGGGAGCCGTTCGACGCTGTACCGGAAAAATCCGGCATTCGAAACAACAACGTTCGCGGCATGCGTTGCCAAAATACGGGCCTCGTCTGCCGTCAGTTTCCCGCGCCAGCTCGCCGCGTTCTTCAACAAATACGACGACAGGTCGTTATAAGTCGGGGTCCAAACCTGACGGATCCCGGTCGCGACCGCTTGTCGTTTCTCTGCCGTCGACATCGCTTTCGCCGGTAATCGCGCTCGGTAAATCGTGCGGTTCGTATTTCCGATGGCGACCATTTCGTCCAGCTCAAAACGAACCAATAGGCCCAGGTCCGCGGGGGATAGGCTGGCCCCTCCGGGGTGGTTGTGGTAAAGCCGTCCGCCTTTCATTTGCGCCAGCTCAAGCGGATTGAACGAAACCGAATGCTTGCCGCCCTTGCGACGCAACAATTCCGAACCATCTGCCAGCAACAAGGAAGCGAATTCGCGATTCCCTTTCTCCCCGTTGGTTACGACATACGCCAGCGATTTGGATTCCAAATCGGCGAAGACACCCCCCGCCTTGTCCGGTTTTGTCGCCGGCGCCGCCTTTTTTGCTGTCGTCGGTGGCTTCCCGAAAGCCTTGCCCCACGCTGCTTTATACTTCGCCTTCAATTGAGGCAGGGTCAGTTCATTGCCGGCCTTGTCGATGAATTTCGCTAAATGAAGCCCACCCTTCAAAAACAGTTCGGCTTTGTCCTTGCCAAGCATATCGACGACAAAGTCTTTCGGCTGCGTTTTGAGCCAGCCTGAATAATCGAGGTCGCCAGCGACAGGGCCGTCTTTGCTGGCCCGTGTCCCCGGGTCTTGATCTTTGTCGTCTTTCAGAACTGCAACCGTTGTCGACCGGCAATTCCAGTGTGCCGGAGGCCTCGGGCCCGAATCGACTGGGTACACCTGGCCATCCCGGCCGCGGCAAGTGGCCGTTGTCCGAGAATCCAGTGCCGCGACCCATTCAACCCCAGAAACGATATCGGCGTTTGCCTGCCAAACAGCGTTTCGGGCGGTGTTCGCGGTGTGGCCAATCGCCGTCCGAACGACCGCTTCGGCTTGTCGGACTGACCCGGCGAATTCATTTTCAGTCAATCGACGAACGATTTCCGCGTTCGTCAGGCCCTCAAAATACCCGGTCCGGATAGCATTGGCGATCTCGGTCGCTTTCGCTTTCCCTAACTCGCTCGCATAGTCTTTTAACAGTTTGTTTTGGAAAGGTCGCGCAAACACGGCGGCCGCGACTTGCGTAGCCGGTGGAACCTTGACGTTAAGCCGCGCCGGAAGCACATCCGACAGCGATTCCCCTTCGAATTCGGATTCCAGCCCGGCCAAGTCGGACAGGTTCTTGAGTAGCCCGGCGCTGGCCCGGGAATAGGCCTTATCGACCCTGGCGTCTATCGAAGCCAACAAGGTTTCCAGCCTATCGCGTTTGAATGCTGTCAGTTCACCGGAGGCGTTCAACTTACCGATGATGTCGTTTCGCGCGGACAGCAAAAAACTGACGTATTCCCGAACCGCGCCGGCTTTGTAGCCTTCCAGGTAATGCGCGCGGCGAATAGCGACGTTGGTCAGACTCATGCGGCCGGATTGTCTTCGTCGTCGGGATTATCGTCGCCGGTGTCGGTTTCAGCGTCGGAAGGGGCCTCCGTGCCCACTGCCGGGCTGGATTCCACAAAGGGGGGCGGACCGTCATTTTCGATGTCGCTTTTTTCCTCTTCCGCAGTTTTCTGGCCGTCGACCAGTTCACCGCGTTGAAGAATTGCCCAAAACGATTCGTAAGAGATTCGGCCAGCTTGCAGCATCGCGAATACTTCGCGGAGCAATGCCGGGTCGACAGCGGCCGGCATGAAATCAGTGTTTAACGTGATCGACGTTTCACCGGTCACCCCTAGCCATTCGACTGAAAAGGCAATTGCCGAGGTCAGCACTTCGGACACCCGGTCGCAAATGCTGGTAAGGACCGCTGATTCGCCTGACCGGTGAATCGACGCGGTCTCGGCTGTTTCAGCGGCTTTCTTTTCCGGAGACAACATGCGCGCACCGAGCGCGGCCATTTGTTCCTGTTTGTCCTTGATTACGTCTCGAAGCTGGGTCAGGCCAGCCCCTTGAAATTCGAGAAAGAACGCCTTTGCGTTTTCATTCGGGAAAACCCACGCACCGCCGGCGCCGATAGCCAATGACGTACCTTCTTCCAATCGATGCCCGGTTACGACCGGTGTCGGCAGACCAACATAATGAACGCCGTGTTCCAAATCGGCCGTGTTGCGGTAATGGGCCAAGTTCACATCGACCAAATCCATGATCGGCGGTTTACTCGGGCCGTCCGCCGCTTCAGACAGGTTCAGAATATAAAACGGAATTCGACTAATCGGCTTGCCGTTGATCTTCGGGAACACGTCAGGCCCGAATTGAACGAAAACGCCGGCGCCGTCCTTCCGAAAAATCCGCTGGCGATAGCCGGTGTCGGTCAAGTCCAAAACGCGGTATTGCTCGGTAGTAATCGTTTTGAATTCGTCGGCGGGGTCCGCGCTCGCAACATCCTCCCGCAACACAACGCGGGTCAGTTGAAACAGATTGTTAACCCGGCCGAATTGCCAGTTGTAGATCGTTTCCGCGCAATAAAACGCCAAATACGGCCGTAGTCCCGCCCGTTGGACATCCGCTTGAGACACCGGCGTTTCAGGCGCGACAGGGTGATCGACCAACACGCCGCCAAAACCGACCATGATCAATTCTTCGACGCACAGATCGGCGAACCGAACGATGCCTACACCAGCCAAATCAAGGTCTTTGGTTATCGGCTCTGCGACGGTTGGCACTTTAACGACAGGGTCTTTCCGGAACGCCATGCCCGACAAGCCGTCAACGGTGCGCCCTGTGGCGTTGTAAAACGTCGCTCGTTCTTTATAGGCCTTGTACTGGTTTTCATCTTGCCCGGACAATTTCGGCAGATAGCTTTCGCCGGATTGCTTAACGGCCTGTTGTCCGCGGACAACGTCGCGGCATTTCTTCCACTCGCCGGCCCAATTTATGACGGCCGGATGAATTTCATTAACCGCCATTTAGACCCCCGCAACCTTTGTTTTCTGCATTGTGTAGTCCTGTTGGGTGACCGCGTATCGCGTTTCGTCCCAGTTGTGATCTTCGGCTTTCGTGTCGACATCATCCGGATTGTTTTCATCGCGAGGGATAATCGGCACCAAGGCGATGAAGGACCGACACGTTGAAAAAATGAAAAGGCCGGGCGATTCCATCGGATGAACCGTAGCGGCCTTCAATAGTTCGCGTATTTTTTCAGCGCCATTTTTCCGGGAGCCGGGGCGCTTATCGGCCCTTTCCCAAGCGACGCCGGCGGCTTCCATATCGGCGGCGATGCAAACTCCGTTTTCAACATCGAAGATCGAAGAGTCCGCCGGCCCTGGCTGTACCCGCGAGCCCCAGGCAAAGCCGGTTTCGCGCTCCCGAATCCCCCGCGCGATTTCTTTTGCGGTCATCTTCAAGCCGACGTTGGCTTCGTCTGGTTTCGCGCCGTACCACTCGCCTACCCGGAAATGCGACCCTCGAGGGAAGGTGCGTTTCTTGCCCGAGGCGACTTCCACTTCGGTGCCGTCGGAAACTGCCCACCAACCGACAGAAAACGGCTTGGCCGAACCCCAGTCGAAGGCCCGGAAAACCCGCCACGACGACGGAATCGCGAACGGCTCGAGAACGTGAACCCCGCCATTCCAAAGGTCATCGATCATGCCGCCGGCGACGATGTCCCAATCCCCGTGCAACCAGGCGCGGAGCATTTGCGGATTCGATGCCGCTTGCGCGATCCGTTCGACATAGCCCGGATCGTTCTTCAACAGAATTACGTTGTCTTGCACCGTTGCCGGGATATACACGCGAGTCCAGCCGCCGGCTAGATACTGCGCCCGCATTGGCGGAACGGGGTCGATGAACCGACGCTTTAGCCAGTTATGGCCGACACCGCCCGGATTCGCGGTGAGGATCATTCTCGAAGACACCCCAGCCGCCGAACGTAAACACGCTTTCAACGCGTCAAGCGGCTTCGAAGACGGCCACTGTCCGGCCTCTTCAAAACAAATCCAGGTGTATTCATGACCCTGATATCGCGACGCGTGTTTGTCGCGCTCCAGATACCGAAGCTTTAACCGCGCGCCGTTCGGAAAAATCCAGGTCTTTTTCTGTTCTTTGAAAACGCCGCCATGACGTGGAAAGATATCTGATGCTTTTGACATCATGTCTTCAAGTTCCGGCATAGTTCGCCGGAACAGAATCCCTTTCGCGTCTGCGCCCCACATTTCCGCGTGCGCCAGCCAATCGAGCAAAGCGCCGTATGACTTGCCGCCACCACGGGCGCCGCCGTACAGAATTTCGTTGACCGGGCAGGAAATTAACGTCGCCTGGCGCGGTTGCGGACGAATCGCCACGGCAACAACGCTCAGTCGAGGTAGTCGTTTTCCAGGGTAATAGGGCTTTCGTTGTGCGCTTGCGCTTCCCATTCTTCAACCGACCCATATTGCTGAGGGGCCACCAATCCGACGCCGATAGACTCGGACGGAGGCAGTGCGATCTTTTCGTTCATCTGCCACGCTTCACGGTCCATTGCCAAATAGTCTTTGACTGCGGCAGACAGTGTGCGGGCACGAATCGCCGAATTCAGCGTCGCATCCGATAATGCCGGGATCAAAACTCGATCCCGAAAAACGTCCAAAAAGGCCCGGTGTTGCGCTTCGCGAACGACGCGGGACCGTTCTTCGACTTCGACGTCGCCGAACAACACGACGCCTTGTTTCTTCGCTACTTTTTCAAATTCCGCCATGACCGCCGCAGCGCGGACTTCGTTTTGCAGTGCTTTTATCCATCCGTCGGCTTTGGCTTTACGCCCGATATGAACATGCGAAACGCAATTGTCGAGCCGAGCGGCGACGTCGCGAAATGGCAGGCCTTCAACTTCGTAAAGTCGTTGCGCCTCGGCCCATTGTGCCGGGGTCATTTTTCAACCGATACGACGAAGGTTTCTTCTAAGGTATTACCCGCCGATGTTGTGATCTGGTTGGTAACCAGATGTCGACTCCCTTCTACGCCCCCGCCAATTTTGGTCGAAGTCAACGGCGACGCGATGTTCGCCCCCAAACTGGTCAATTCAGATGAGACCACCCACGACGACGACGACACGGTTTCACCGGCGTCTAATCGACCGGACCAATCCATTTCAAACCGTTTGTCTTCCGCTGGGGTTTTCAATTTAACGTCCATCATTAGGCCGCCGTATCGCCTTTGACCCGGAACGTTGCCGCGTCATCGGTAAACGCCGCCGCTGCCGCGCTGATGGTACGACGCACCCAAACGGCTTTATGCTGCCCCGCCGGGATAGTGCCAAGTGACAACGCGGCACCCTCGGTCGCTGGCGACGAAAATGTGACGGACGCTGGCGCGGTTGACTCGTTAGCGACCGTTTGTTCAGTGCCGTTTATCGCCGCCGTACCGACGCCGATATCGATCGTCGTGTCTGCCGACGCGGTGTTAGCGGTTAGCCAAATCTTGGCGTTTTGAAGCGGCAGTGAGCCGTGATCGTTGTGTACATAAAAACACCGGTACTCAACATCGCCGGCCGAGGTTTCAGCCGAAGACGCGGCGTCGAAAAAATTGTTCGCTGTAGCGGTCACAATCGAAACCGACGATTTAACGCCGCCTAACGACGCGTCTTCATCGCTATTCGCGCTGCCGCCCGACAGGCGGTATTGAATGTCTGTATTTGCAATCGGCATTTTCTAGCCCCTATGCTGCGATGGCCCGCGCGTCTGCCCGCGCTTGAACTCGGTTATTTTCGTTCGAAACTACTGAGAGTGATTCGGATTGCGCCGAAACACGCCCGTCTTTTGTCACCGCAAAGACAGTTCGGATATCTTCGTCGGCGACTATCGTTTCAGACGCCGCCAGGATGATCGTCGAATTCAGATCAAACCAAACTGTCGCATCCTGTTGGGCCGCCGCGACCGCAGAGAACTTAAATTCGACAACATTGTCGACGTAATGAGTCCCCGATGACCGGATAGTCGCGTCTTGCTGCGCACTGACAACGCCGGACGACTGAATCGTCGAATCCTGTTGTGCGGTCGATACGCCGGACGACTGAATTACCGCGTCTTGCTGTACCGGAAAGACCCCGCTAGCGCGGATATCCAAATCGGCGAAAACCACGCCAGGGCCGGACGACTGAACTACTGCGTCTTGCTGCGCCGTTGCCAAACCCGAAGACTGAATCGTCGAATCCTGTTGCGCGGTCGATACGCCAGACGACTGAATTACTGCGTCTTGCTGTACCGCTGTCGCCGACGAGGCCCCGTCGGATTGAATCGTCGAATCCTGTTGCGCGGTCGATACGCCAGACGACTGAATTACTGCGTCTTGCTGTACCGCGATAACGCCGGACGACTGAATCGTCGAATCCTGTTGAACTGTCGACGCCCCCGAACCGACAACATCAATCGTGTCGTCCGCGAACCAACCGGAAGGGACTGCGGTCTGATCAAACCACGTTTTTGGAAACGCGTTCGAGTCGAACACCCCTAACTTCGCCATTTAAGCGACCTGATACCATTCAACAAACGACCCAGCGCGCGCCGTGATCGCGCTGCTGGTAATTTCTGACGCGAAACGCGCGATCACCGTGCCGTCAGCACTCGGCCTGATAAACCCATCGATCCTCGCGGCGTTGTTGCTGCCGACAACGGGGGTCGAAGCGTTGGACGCCGCCGGCAGATCGTAAGCGGCTAGACCGTTATTAATGGTTTCGCTGGTAGTCGTTAAACCATACTGCGATCGATAAGCCAGATTTGTTGGCGATGTCGGCCCGTTGATCGCCCAGCGCGAGCCGGTTGATGTCGCCGCAGAATTGTAGAAAATGTTAAACCGGAAAAAATACAGTAGCCCAGCCGTTACCGGGAACGACAACCCCGTCACGTCCGCAATGGTGTTAGCCGTCGCGTTGCTGTTGACCACGTCCGCCGATAGAACAACCAAATTTAGTGCGTTTAGCGCCGCTGGCGCGCGTCCTAAATACTGGGAAACTTTCGCCTGACCACTCGCATCGGTTACCCAAAACCCAGCGTTTTCGTGATAATGCAAAACCTCCCCGGCCGCTAAGGTGGCGCTGATCAACTCCGCCGCGTTGGTGCCGTCGAAGTGTTCGACCGTGACCGTGTTCGCCGTCGTCGCGTGCCGATTCCGAACGGTGATCGTTTTAACCGTTCGAAACGTTGACGCCGCTGGCGCGGCAACTACGGCTGTAGTTGATACCGTGCTAATCAACGTGTTTTTTCGACCGGGGGTGATCGTGGTTCCTGCGGAGTCCATATCGACAAAAGAGGCGTGTACGTCCAACGCTACCGCCGCCGAAGCCTTAACCCTGATACTGTCGCTAACGCCGTCGAGTAGGAGCATTATTCGTATGACAACCGTGCTTTAACGTCGTTCGCGCCAACGGCGGCGACATCCGAATCCGCGATGCCTACAGTCGTCGCCAAACCGAGCCCGAGTAGAAAGCGCTGACCTTCGGCAAACGGAATTGAAACGGTTGATGTCGCCGGCAGCGCAATCGTCATTTCCGGGGAGTCGGTGCCAACAGTCGGCGCGGTCGCTTTGTCGTACAGTTTTAAATACCGAACAGCCGCGTTCGTATTCGTGGCGACCAGGTGGTAAAGCGTAGTATCCCCTGGCTTAACCAACGACGCGTTGGTAGTCGCCGCCGACTGCAATTTGTATTTTTTCAAACTTTCGCAGTTTGCCATTTTAACCCCCCTGTTTATCGACCGGTGCGCTTCGATACAACAAAGCGTTTTTGTCCGCGCTGCCCTTGCTGCTGCCGTAGTAATACGCCACAACTGAACCAAAGGCCGCGCCCAAGGAACCGAGCAACACCAACAACGCTTCACCGCCATTCTCGGGGATCCCATGCGTCAGCATGTAGCCGAGTATCCCGAAAAAGCCAATCAAGATGACCGCCGCAAGAATCGCTGGGGTCTTGTCACCCGTCTTCACCTGGCGATCGCGTGCACTGGCACGGTCAGTCTGATGAATGCGTTCGACGTCGACTTCCAATTCACGCATTTTCACAACGAAGTCATTTTCGACTTGCTTCAATTTGACTAGGGAGTCCATGCCGCCGGTTTGCATGGCGACCTCGATTTCGTCGTCGGTGCCGTCCGGCTTGCCGAGTAGCGCGGTGCTGATGCTTTGCACGGCCAAGCCGGCAAGCGGGCCGCCAAGAGCGGTTGCAAGCCCCGGCGCTACCGTGGCAAGCGTCTTTTTCCAATCGAAGGACATAACAACCCCTAGTTTTTGACCATCGCGACGGCTTCGGCCAAACAGGCCAACAGGCGCGAAACCCAGCCGAATTCGAAACGCTCTTCGGCGTCGGTATTGATCGACAAATACCGCCGCGCCCGCTCAACGGAAATCGCAGTCAGAAAAGAAACCGGGTCGCGTGCGAACTGCACATTCACCGCCGATACCGTCAAGGGGCCGATCACGCCGTCGACGAAAACGCCGCCGGCTTTTTGCGCCGTGCGAATTGCCGCGCCAACACCCTGATTGACGGCCATATCGAACAACAGGAACGTCACAGGGGCCGGCAGCTGATCCAGCTTCGGTTCGGCCCAATAGGTCGTCTGGTAAATCTGAACCGCCTGTTCGCGAGTCAGCTTCGAAATATCGAGCGTCGGAAATGCCTTGGCCGAAATGCCGTATTTTGTGTGACCGCCCGGGTCGATTTTGTCGTCGGTCTCGCCGCCTTCACGGAGCCACACAAACGCCAACGCCCGGTCGAAACTCATCACGGTTCCCTATCCCTGCTCTGCAAGGCGTTATCGAGTTTTTCGTCAATCCGTGTCAGGCGACCGAGAATTTCGTCTCGTTCTTTCGACTGACGTGTCAAATCTTCCGCGCGCTGGCGCTCGTAACGGGACACGTCTTCAACACGAGTCCGTTCAAGGGTGCCGATCCGCTCTTCGAGCCGACCGCCAAGCCAAAACACCGACGCGAGCAAACAAAGCGCCGAAAAGATTTCCGATAAATTGACGGTTTTCTCTACGTGGAACCCACGACGTTCGAGGCCGTACTCGCGGGGGGCTTCGAGTTTCATTTCGTCGCGTCCAGACATTCCGGTTTCCTGTTTTCCAGGCAATAAAAAATCCCCCGGGCCATACGGCACCGGGGGGAGGTGGAAACGCAACACAAGCACAGGAGAAACGCCAGTCAGGCCAGCGGTCGGAATCGCAAGCCTGCCGGAATACTAGCAGTACTCCCGGTGGGGGGTTGTCACTAAGTTGACAGCCTCGCTCACGTACTGCGCACCGAAACGGATCGCGTGCAAAGCCCGTTCGGACGACACCTGGCACCGCTGCTGCAACGAATACCGGATTCGAGCGATCCGTTCGCCGTAAACGAAATGGTCAATCAGCGCCCTGGCCGTTGCCGGGTATTTCTGCCGCAACGCAATAACCGCAATTTCGGCGCCTTGCGCTTCCGGGGACAGTTGAATCGTAACGGCCCCGCCAGAACCACGGCTTTGGTCTGACCGCGGGTCGTAAGACGCATTTGGGTAGCCGAGCCCTGTCCCGACACCCCCGCCGACTTCCTTGCCCCATCGCACCAAAACACTGACGTCCAGACCGTCGAAAACGCTTTCGTCAGTCAAACCCCGCTTGTTTTCCATCACCGGCCCGCCTTTTCGATATTCGAGATCGTTTGGTGCGAAACATCGAATTTTTCAGCCACAACGCGCAAGGGCAACGGCTTGTCCCCACTGCGCAACGCCAGGACCAACAACCGGTCTTCGCGACTTAATCGCCGACGGATGCCAAGCCGGCGGGCGGCCTGCCGAATTGCCGATTCCGTTGTCTCTGCGGCCAGTGCGAGAACGTCTGTTGGGAATTTCCCAAACGTGGTTGCGGCAAGCGACATCGTCGAACCCGGCACCATCGGCAGACGGGGCGACCCGTCCGGATTGAACACTTCTTCGTCCGGCATCCGGGCGATTGCAGGGGTCAGGCGAGCCATGGCTCGCCCCCTTCCAAAAACAAAGTCGGCGGCAATTTCGAATAATTCGCCGGTTTCAAGTTACAAGTGAAACCCTCCATCGCTTTCTGCGTTTTAAAAATGTTTTGTATTCGGGTACAACCGTATTTATTACGATTTATTTTTCCATTTTCTTTTTTCTTCCGATCTAATCCCTTACTACTTGTAACTCTTGTAACCGATAAATAAAAAGGAAGAAGAAACAAATGCTTAGCGCGGTTACAAGTTGCGGTTACAAGTAGGTTACAAGTGCTGTCCGGCCAACTTGTAACCCGCGAATAATTCGCCGGGCTATTTATTGAATTTCCGGCGAAAATACGTCGGAAAATACTCGCAAACGACGATAGCGGTTTAGACGGCCAAATCGCCAACTTGTAACCGCGACTTGTAACCGCGCTCAGGGAATTATTTTCAGTCGAGAAATTCATTCTTCGCCCCTTCCAAAGCAGACCGATCAAGAGCGGCGCGGACAGATTCGACGGTCCAATCGTCCGGGTCGCTCTTTACCCAAGCGCGGCAAGAAAGGCCCCGCCACTTCACTACCTTGAACTGCTGGAACCCGGCTTTCAGCAACCACGAATTGACCGTCGTCGTCGCGATGTCGACCCCCTTCGCCTTCAATATCCGGGTGACGTGCGCTGACGACAGGGCGGTCTTTCCGACGCCTTCGGCGCCATCGCTGACCAGGTCTTCCAAGGCCAATTCCGAATCGGATTTGGACAGCTCTTTCATCAAGAGCGTGCCGCGGGTTGCCGGTGCACGGCCGCGCGGGTTGAACTCCGGGTCGATCTCCCGGGACAGGAACCAACCCCGAAAGGTCGGCCAGTAATCTTGGTTTTCGACGGTATCGAAAAGGGTTTGGAAGTAAGTCGGGTTTGCTTTCTCGAACCCTTCTATTTGGCTGGCTGTTTGGAAGGCGGCGGCGATCATGCACCAACGGCGCCCGCCTTCACTTTCCGGAATGCCATCGAAGAAATTGGAAAACGCCATGTAATTGGTGAAGTTCGGCGCCTGATACCAGTCCTTTTGCATCTGGCGGATGCTGATTTCGTCGTCGGAGATCATCGGCTTGATAGCGTTGATGATGTCGTGCCGGTTGTGCCCTTTCAGCCGGATTTCGTTTAGCACCGTAAACGCGCGCCCAATGGCCCAGCCGTTGTATTCCTTGGTTAAGGCCTGCGGCGATAGCGATTGCACGTTGCGCGGGCCCATAGCGGCAGCCAGTAACGTCAAAATGGCGCCCTTGCCCGCCCCTTCGACCGACGGCACAAACAGCGCCCATTTGATTTTCGACCCGGGGTTCTGGACGCAGTAAGCCAGGAAGTCGAGCACGATCCGGCGTTCGTCTTCGCGCGGGAACATGATTTCGAAATGGCGTTCGATGACGGCGACCGCGCGCCGCTCCCCCGCAGTCCAGCCGGCGGGGTCTTTCGAATCGGGAATGGAGTCGGGGTCGTAAAGGTTGGCGTACCGCTTGCTGAGCATATCGAAGATCGGGCCGGCTTTCGGGTTGTAGCCGACATGGTCGACCGTCGCAGCGTCCCAGATGGTGACCGCCAGGCGGGAGGCATCGACTCGCAGATCCGGGCCGTCGTCATCGGTGCCGTTGTCTGCCGCCGACGCAATCAGCTCCCGGTCATAGGTCGCGCGAAACGCTTGGGGATCCAGCTCCCGTTTCGTGTCCACGTTGAAAAAGAAATTGCCTTGGGTCACGTAAACCCAGCCGGCCAGCCAATCGGGTGCGTCTTCAAACGATGTCGGCGTGCTTTTGCCGCGAACCAGTTTCCGGGCGTCGGCAACGGACATCGGGGTTCCGGTGACTGACTTCCATTTCGATTTGATGCGCTGTGCCAACATTTCCCGGATAGTCGGTTCGATGTCGTCTTCTCGAGCGATGGCCGGGCCGACGATGTCTTTCAAGGTCCAAAGGTCTTTCGCGCTGTCGATTTCCCGGAACCACTTGTCGACGGTGTCGCGCTGCGAGTCTTCCGCGTGCTGCTTTGCCAGCTTGATCACCGATGCAAACGTTACCGGTGCGCGGGAATAGTCCGGCTTGAACGAACGCCACTTTCGGGCCATGAGCTCTTGATCGTGCTTGTCGGACCGTTCCGAGAATTCCATCCACAATTCGAAGGCTTCGTCGGCGCCGGCGAACTGATGCCAGAGGGCCGCGCCGATCTGAAACCATTCGTCGTACCCTACTCCCGGCCCGGTGTTGTCGACTTTGGCCAACGTCGCTCGAGCGGAGTCCAAATCGATGTCACGCAGCGGGTGAACGAAGTTTTCGAATTTGACGTCCGGGTCGGCATCAGTCTTGACGACGGTCAGCCCGGCCGATCCCTTCGACTTCAATTTCCAGTCGTCGCGTTCCATCGCGACCACGCCTTCGAAGAACTTCACCAGCTCGGTTTCGGCGTCGATAGTCAGGACCGGCAATTTCGATAGCGGAACGTCGGCCGGGGTTTGGCCGTGCCAGCGGTATTCCTTGCCGGTGTCCGGATGCAGGCCGAACGCAACGATCTGTTGGCCCTGCCCGTAAAACTCGACAAGGTGTTCGACGCCGTTCGGATCAACAAAACGTGGCGATTGCCGTTTGGCCCGTGGTTCCGATTGGAACAGGATCATGGTTTTTGGCGCACAGCCGGTGCGACGTAGCAACACGACGCCGGGGAAACGGCGTTCTAGCCAGCGGACAAGCGATTCGGTGATTTCAGCGTTCCGGACGTCGATATCGACGCCGCGCACCTTACCCGTGGTGATGCCTACCGACGCCGACGCGAAACCGTTGCCGGCCCAATCGTCGACGTCTGCGAACGTGCTTTGGATGCTGGTCCAGTTATCGATCCCGGGGCGTTTGTCGCCCGGGCGGATGGGGATCGGGTTGTAGCCGTTTGCTATTAAGCGGCGCCCGAATTCCCGGAGATAGTTCCGACTTTCTGTTTTCGTTGTCATTCGTCCGCACCGACGCGCACCAGGGAGAATAGAAACCGGCGGGGCGTGGTTGGTGCGGAACCATTCGGCTTTCACCTAGCCCCCCGGCAGTTAAAGTGCCGGGCGCTAGTCGTCACCCCATGCAAGGGAACGAACACCGTCCATCTGTTCAATTTGCCGCTTCGCGAGCGTCAATATCGCGTCCAAGTCTTTTTCGGGGTAACAACGCATTTCGATGGGAACAACTTTCAAGCCGCATTCAGCCAGCAATAGACAAAACCGATCGAACTCCCCTTCCGATTTCATTTTCGAAACCGTTGATTCGTGCACCCCCAAAGCCTCTGCAACACGCCGTTGGCCAGCGCTCGCAAGTGCTTTCAATACCGACGACAAGTTCTTCCGTGATCTTTCCTGGTTGTCCATCCAATCTAACTCCCGACTCGAGCCGGAAACGGTTTGATTTCGATCGCTTCGACCCGTCC